CATTTCCTCATTTAATTCGGACATCAATGAACTCATAATTAAAGTTTTCTTCATTGTATATTTTCACTCTTTCTACAAGATGGTTCAAGGTATAATTCCTTTGTGATCCTTTGGATATATCATCTGCAATATCATATAATACTGCTTTACTTTTGTGTTCTCCTTTCCTTAAGACCCTACCGATCGACTGGAGGTTTCGGATTTTCGATTTTGATGGCGAAGCAAAGACAACGTTATGTAAGTTCCGAATATTAATACCAGTGCTAAAAGTCCCATAAGATGCAACTATAATGCTATCATGTGTAGTCTCAGCGATTTCTCTTGCCTTCTCTCTGTCCTCAGTATCGACCCCTCCGTGGACCAAGAAGACCAATCGATCTTCTCCTACCTTATTATTTATCAACTCAAATAATGGCATACCATGCCGTTCAACGTAGTTGAACAGGACGAGAGTGTTACCAGACAGGTCACAAACTAGATTACGTATGAACTTATTACGTCCTTCATGCTCTACTAGATAATCCATTTCATCTTGATACGTATCAAATGCCTTTGGATCATGCTTAAGGATTAATACTTTAATTTCAAAATTAGAAAGGTGCCCCTCTTTAATAAGCTTCTCTGTTCGAGTAACCTTATTGACACTACCAAATACACCTTCGAGAACAAGACGATTTGTTTGAGTACCATCTAAAGTACCTGTGAACCCTACGCGGTACTTACAATCGTAGAGTTTATTCATTATACTTGTCAGAGACTTAGCTTTAAATAGATGTGCTTCATCTCCAATGATGGCACCAAAATCCTCAAAGTATAATTTGGGTAGTTTATATACAGATTGCCATGTAGTTATTGTAACATCTTTATCTGTTCCAGGATTAGTACCTGCATACACTTTGTGACAATGATGTTCTGCGTTCCAACCATACTTCTCAAAGTCTTTATACATCTGCTCAACAAGAGATGTAGTTGGTACGACTATTAATGTTTTTAAATTCTTCCTCTCCCAAAAACGTGCGAGAGCATAGATCATTAAAGATTTACCAGAACCTGTAGGTGACAAAAGCAACTTTCTTCTATGCTTTAATGCTTCGTATATACCTTTATACTGATAGTCTCTAACTTTAAATGGTAAGTTGAGTGTCTTTACGAATTCTCCAATCCCTTGTGGAGTAATGAATTCATCCACTTCTGATGGAAGTCCGAAAAACTCGTTGTCCCTAAGGATGACATCATACCCCTTTTCTTCGCAAAACGCAGTAATATAAGGGAGAAGGCCAACATAAATCTCGCCTGTACCTGGGGAGAATAACTTGATTTTCCCATCCCAATACCTCTTCTTGTAAGCCGACATGAACTTGGCTTGAGGCACTTCAAATGTGAATTCATCTGCTAGTTCGTATCCCACATGGGGTTCACAGTCAACTGTCAGATATACTTCGTTCTTCTTCTGAATGTATACATTAGATTTCATAACCTTTCAAGAACTTAGCGAACTCGATCGCATTTTTAATATAGAATGATCGGTTATTAATCGCCTGTAGAATGGCTTTCAATGCCTCAACCATTTGGTTATAGTACTTCAGCTTCAGAACGGATTTCATATATTCTTCATCAGACTCCAGATATATTGGTACATCTGTTTTGAGAAGTTTGAAGTGAAAAGGTTTTTCCGATTTACCTGTATAGTACTCCCACCGATCTCGGTAGGTGCGCTTTACATCTAGTTCACCTTGATCCCTGAGGGTGGTGAATGTGTTGTAAAGTCGTAAATATTTAGCGTGTAATCTTGGTATGGATAAACTGTCATGATCTAATTTTTCATCGTCTAGTTGTGAGTCTTTCTCCCACATGTCATTCAAAGTTTCTAGGTTCATACTTTCTTGCCGTCCTTATCCGTTATCTCATATAAAGTATACTTGAAGTTAACGTCAGCTGTAAAGTAATTGATATCAGTTACAGATGAATCAAACTCAAGTGTAGTTAAACTTGATGGAAATATATTAAAGAAATTAATTGTTGATATTGTATTGTAGTTACTGTTTAGAATCAATAAACGAGCGTCACTCATCTGTTTCTCTTGGTCAGATCTACCTGCTTCATCTACATTATCCAGATAATCAAAGAACTCTTTAGGATCTTTAGGATTACTAAGTCCTTTCAACCATCTGTATATTTCATAGTAATTATCAAGGTCTTCATTAACTAAGAACCTGAGATTGAGATCACCAAAGGTCATCTTATCACCAGGAATTACATAGTCCTTTACGGGTGTCTGAATTTCTCTTACACCAACACTGATCTCAGGTATAGAAGCTGCTTGGCAAAAGTAATCCACATTAGGGGTTCTACCAATAATGAACTTAAACCCTACTGGAGATAAAAAGTTTTTATTTTGTGGTGAAAATGATGGACCTCCACCGTAGACTTCTTTAGCCATTGTTTATCATTGATAATATTCTCGCTGATTTATTTAGCGGTTGGTAAAAGGAAGTCTTTTTCTTCGTGGTCTAAAGTTTCTATGATATTGGTTATGCGACTGATGTAACTATCAATATATGGTTGTTGGAAATATGGTATGTATGGTTTATCTTGTAAGTAAGTAAAGTCATAAGTGTATCTGAAACAAACTCTATCTTCTGTAATTCCCTGCCTTCTATGCTGTGTAATACTATTATCAAATAACACAAGATCACCATCATTTTTGTACCAATGATCATAACTATAGTCAGATGTGTTAAGACCCTTCCTGATCTCTCTTAGCACCGAACTAGCGTCTTTTGAGTTCATACCTTTGATACCAGTGACAGTATTAAAACTGTAATGCAATCCTTTAATCCCACCAGGACTTTTAATAATTAATGGTATTTCAGTATTTGGATCAGGACACATATTCTTATACATCAAATTATCCTGATCATCATTTAATCCAGGATTGATTTTACCTGGAGTAAAATTGTGGATCAATACCATTTCATCCATCTCACTACGAAAACTATCACTCACTTCATAATAGTAATCTGTAGTAGTCATGAACCCAGTAGAACTTTTTGTAGTTCCCTGTGCTGCTAATAGAGCAACTCCTGGTGTGAATGCAATGTCACCACTTTCATTACTGTGCCAAAGTAATTCTCCTTCAGCAAACATACCCAGTCTCTTACCATCTTTATCTTTCTTACCAGTAACCTTAAGAATATTACCTAGTTCTCTATGACCACCTATTCTTATCCTTACAAATTCTTCAATAATATCTTTATCCCTTTGCTCTACCATTGGGCTATTACGTATATAATCAACATCTCCATTAGCCCATGGATATTTGAGAAAGAGCATTGCAGACCAATTAAGACGATCTCTTCCCCACTTCTTCATGAAGTTGTAGAAAACATCTCTCTTTATATTTGCACCACGTATGATGGTTACTAATTCTTTTAAATGGATCTTACCTATCTCTATCCATTCTTCTTCTGTGATAGTCTCAAAATTAACGTCATCAATGAAGACACCAAAACTACCACAACCAGGTATCCTAGTTATATCCATAATAAAAAAAGGGGTCTAATTATTTAGACCCCACCCTCTTATGTTGTACTGATGCTTTATTCTAGTACAGTTTTACATATGCGCTTACATGATGCTGGTAAGTCTGCACATTCAATTAAGCAGTCGAAGTAATCGTCGATCTTATTTAATTCGCTATCAAAGCTTGAAGTGAGATTACTATCGGTCATACTCCAACCTGCTAGTTGGTTATGTGAAACTCGGTTATGCATTAAGCACCTCCATACTGGTTTACCTCATGATAAAGAGGATTTGGTTTCATCTCTCTACCTCACTCATTCTACTACTATGTAGTCAAATCAGGACCAAATTTCAGACCTAATTTAACAAAAAGAAATGCCTACGTGATTGTACCTAGTTCATCCTGAACATACTCTTCTATTAATTTTTTTGCCTGATCATATACTGGTATCATATTCATTCGATGAAAGACAAAATGGGAAACTTCTTTAACTTGGTCCTTATCGAGATCGGGATACATCTCTGTAACTACCCCATTTAACTTGAGGGATACTGTAGCGTCTTCTATTAATTGTTTCACTTTTTTAGTGGCATACACTAAAATATTATTTATCACAAAAAAAGAGACCCCGTAGGGTCTCTTTGTGTTGAATATGCAATATGAATTACATTAGGTTTGCAACTCTTACACGTCTGTAGTAAGCGTTAGCGTTGAGGTTTCCAGCTGCCTGTGGATCTGAATCAGATAGAGCAGCAAGTCCCTTAGCAAATGGGTTAAGAACCATTCCGTAACGAGTCTTAAACCCGATACGTGGTTGGAATGAATCCTGACCAATCGCTCTGTACATCTGGAGAGGTACATAAGGACAGTAGAA